ACAATAGTATTTTTATCTTCAATATGCCGCACGTCTGAATTATCTCCGCCGATTACATTTAAACCCTTGAACATTTTAGGTATGTCTCTCTCGTATCGAAAAACAACAGCGATACGGTTTTTATTCTCAATTGCTTTTGTAACATACTTTTGAAAACTAATAACGCCAGAATAAGAGAATGTTAAATCATAATTTTCCGGTAAGTTAACCCTATTCGGTATTTTAGTATAATCATAAAATTGAACAGTAGGAAATGCACTCATAATATTGTCATAAGTGATCCCGTTATATTCAAATGATACATTTTCCCATTTAATATCACTCGTTCCGTTTAAACGAATTAATAACTCTTGATTTAATTGTTTAGCTTTCTTGATACCCTTCTCGATATCCTTATAGATATTGATCATAAAATTGTTACGATCATTGAAAAAGTATTTTGTTTTCTCAATTCTAGCTTGCTGTATAGAATTAAATGCCCCTCTTCCCGCTGTATATAAACAGGCTTTCTCACATTGTGCCAATTTAGCTAAGGGGCAAACCTGAAAGCCGGAGATATCGCTTGGTGCAAGATATAAAATGCCGGTATAATAACCGATCTTTTCTCCCTTAATCGTTTTAGCGTTGGTATTGAATCCTAATAATTGTTTTCTAGTAAACATTTTTAAATCTCCTTATGTTGTGTTGATGATTCTATTTTATATAGTCACAACAAAAAAACTATAGGGATAAACCCTATGTTGTCAAAATACAACAGTGCTTTAAATGAGAATCGTTATCGTTTACAAGTGAGAATCATTCTCAATAACTAATCAAATACGAGTGAGAATCATTATCAATTAGATAGTGAAATGGTGTAGTGTAAGTGCGTGCTAACTTATTGATTTTATACGGTTGCGTTACGCCTTACTACTTTGTTGTCTAAAAACAACAGCTTATATAACTTTTAGTAATATGCACTGACATGATGCAGGGACAGAGTAGACTAGGAAGTAAGTCCTTACTAACTTGTATCAGGGACACACTCACTATGAAGTAAGCACTCACTAACTTAGTGACCTTCTTAAATCCGAGTTAAGTAAGTAAGTACTCACTAACCTAGCTAGGGTAATACTGTATAGATATACAGGGTAGGCAGGGGCAAAAAAGAATTCTTTATAAATATATATAACGCTATTTTTAACGCTGGCATAATTTTTAGAATAGGGGGTAGGGTCTAGACAGGTCTAAAATGCTCACCAGAGGCTCTAAACAGCTCTGTATTGATTTTAAATTACAAGTTGAGGGTAGGGTAGCCTACGATGTGCTGAGAAGCACTGAGACATTCTTTATTCAAGAATAGTGAATACACTTTAAAATAATTACAATATGTGCACGAAGCACTAAGTAGTTTACTGAACTGTTCTCGTTAGGTCTACTTAGTTACATCTCAGTAAATACATACATAGATAAAACTCTATAAAAAGCTTTACTATAGCGTTACTATGTATTTACTATATAGTACTTATAATAGCACATTTTTTATCTTTTGTCAAGAAGTTTTTTTATGTCCCCTCTATAAAATAATACTTGACAAATTTAAACTTATATGATATAATGGTATCATTAAATAATTAAAGATATGACTGATGCCAAGAAGACGAAAAAAGAGAGACTTAAAGGCAAGTGGAAAGTGGTGGAGCGAAGCTCAGAAGATTGAAGCAGTGACAACTTGGCTGGCTCTTGGATCGTTACCATTGACGGCAGCAGCGACAGGTATCCCGAAGGACACTATAGTCAGATGGCGTTATACCGATTGGTGGAAAGAGTTGGTGCTTCAGATACGTTCTGAAGAAACACTTGCACTAGATGGTAGGCTCAGTAAGATCGTTAATAAAGCATTAGCTGTGGTGGAGGATAGACTAGACAACGGTAACTTCCAATATGATCCAAAGACAGGTGGGAATGTTCGAGTTCCAGTAAACCTGAGAGATTCAATGAAGGCCACTGCAGACTTGATGGATCGTAGAGAAATACTACGCCAACAACCGATGCAAGAACAAATTGAAAAGACTGTTGATGACAGACTTGCTAAACTGGCAGATGAGTTTGCTAGGTTTGCTAAAGCTAAAGATGTTACACCAAAGCCCAAGGTTATAGAGCATGAAGAAATATAATGGAATTAACCAGTGATGTTATCGAAGGATTCAGTAATGCCTGTCTTGTCAAGAACTATGACCAAGCTACAGAGACTCCTGAGTTCCATCGTGAGTTATGGCGTTACTGTTGCCACCAGGATAAGTTTGTTGCTATAGCGGCACCACGTGGACATGGTAAGTCTACAGCAGTAACGTATGCGTATTTGTTAGCTGAGGTGTTGTTTCGTAAGTCTCGTTATGTGTTAATTGTCTCAGATTCATTTTCTCAAGCTGGATTGTTCTTGGGTGATGTAATTAAAGAGTTAAGAGATAACGAAGACATACATGGATTATTTGGTGACATAGAGTTTACAAAGTCTACCGAAGATGATATAATATGTAAATTCAGTGATGGATTTGTTTTTCGTATTCAAGCTAAAGGTTCAGAACAAAAGCTTCGTGGTCTTAAATGGTTAAACCGAAGACCTGATTTAATTATCTGTGATGATATGGAATCTGATGAACAGGTTCTGAATAAAGAAAGACGTGAGAAGTTTCGTAGGTGGTTCTACTCAGCATTGATACCTTGTTTGTCAGTGACCGGTAAGATTAGAATCGTAGGTACCATCTTACACTTAGACTCACTCCTAGAACGATTAATGCCTGAGTCACAACTTGCTGCATTAGGTTCTAAAGGTCTTAAACACTTAATCACACAAGATTTAAAACAGTTTACAAGTTATAAGACACCTTGGACATCGATTAAGTACCGTGCCCATACAGATGACTTTAATAGCATCTTATGGCCAGACAGATGGAATAAGCAGTCTCTAATAGAGCGTAAGAACCAATACATCATGCAAGGTCTTGCTGATGCGTATAGTCAGGAGATGTTAAATATTCCTCTTGATGATGCAAATGGATTCTTTAAGAAAAACGACTTTGCTCCAATGAAGGATGAAGATCGTAAAAGAAATTTAAATTATTATATTGCTGCTGACTTAGCGATTAGCCAAAGGCAACATAGTGATTATAGCGTTTTTGCTGTGGCAGGGATGGACGATGAACAACGCATTCAATGTGTAAACATCATTCGTGACAGAATGGATGCAATGCAGATTGTTGAAACCATACTTGCCCTCCAGCGAACTTACAAGCCTGAATTGTTTGGAATCGAGGCAGGTACTATCCAGAAGTCTATAGGCCCATACCTTAACGAAGCAATGATGAAGAACGACGTTTTTGTCAACCTAGTGTTGCTCAAGCCTAGCGGGGATAAGTTAACACGTGCACGTTCCATGCAAGCTCGTATGAGAGCAGGTGCTGTAAGATTTGATAAGAATTCTGATTGGTATCAAACTTTTGAAGATGAGCTTATGCGTTTTCCAAGAGACAGACACGATGATCAAGTTGACGCTTGGGCATACATTGGACTTCTCTTAGACCAGATGCAAACAGCAGCAACTCCAGAAGAACTTGAGGATGAGGAGTACAGGTTTGCCTTACATGAATATGGATACGACGAAATAGGTCGAAACGGAACAACCGGATACTAGATGAAATTAAAAAATACTTATAACTTAGATGACCTTGTTTCTATGCCTAATATCGCTGAGATATTGGAAAAGGACGATTTAACAACAATCAGTTATAACATCCATAAGAACTTTGAGACAGACATTAATTCTCGTTCTGCTTGGGAGAAACGTACCGAAGACTCGATGAAGCTTGCTTTGCAAGTAGCAGAGGCTAAGTCGTTTCCTTGGCCAGGTGCTTCTAACGTCAAGTTCCCATTAATTACTATTGCAGCTCTGCAGTACCATGCACGTAGCTACCCTGTCCTCATTAACGGTGAGACTCCAGTACATTGCCGTACATACGGTGAAGATCCTACCGGTGAGAAGTATGCTAGGGCAGAACGTGTTGGTAACCACATGTCATACCAGATTCTTGAAGAAGATGAGAACTGGGAATCTGAGATGGATCGTGTCTTAATCTCACAGCCGATTGTTGGTTGTGCGTTTAAAAAGACATTCTTTGATCCAATTAAAAAACATAACGTATCAGAAAACATTCTTGCTAAAGACTTTGTCGTTAACTACTGGACCAAGAACTTAGAAGATGCTCCTCGTATTACGCACGTACAGTACTTTAGTTCCAATGACATCTATGAGCGTGTTGCTCGTGGGCTGTTTATTGAGTTTGATGAATCACGTCCTTCAGCGGTCCCACAAACAGGTCTTAAATTAGCTCAGAACAAGGCACAAGGACTTAATGCACCTGAATCGATTGATGACAGCACACCATATGAAATCTTAGAACAGCACTGCTATATTGACTTTGATGGTGATGGTTATGCAGAGCCGTACATCGTATGGATGCGTCGTGATAACAAAAACATCTTACGTATTGTTGCAAGATACTTTAAAAATTCTATTGAGAAGGATAATAAGGGCAATGTTCTCAGAATCAAATCAGAAAACTATTTTACAAAATTTCCTTTCATCCCTTCCCCAGATGGTGGATTTTATGATTTGGGATTTGGAGTCTTATTGGGACCCCTTAATCAAAGCATCGACACTTTGCTTAACCAACTCATTGATGCTGGCACAATGGCAAATACAGCAGGTGGATTCCTTTCTAGGGGAATCAAACTAAGAGGCGGTAATTATAACTTTGCACCTTTGGAGTGGAAACATGTTGACTCGACAGGAGATGATCTCCGTAAAGGTATCATGCCTTTGCCTGTTAGAGAGCCTTCTCAAGTACTCTTTACTCTTCTTAATCTTCTCATCAACTACGGTGAGCGTATTGGTGGTTCTGTCGACATACTGTCAGGCCAAAATCCAGGACAGAATACAGCGGCTGAAACAACAAGAACAATGGCTGAACAAGGAATGAAAATCTTCTCAGGTATCTTTAAACGTACCTACAGAAGTTTACGTGATGAGTTTAGAAAGATGTACCGACTTAACCAACTGTACCTACAAGGCATTGAAGACTACAACAGTCAAGGCGGTAAAAACTTTATCGATGCTGATGACTACTTAGGTCCAGTATCTGATGTACGCCCAAGTGCAGATCCTAATATTGTTTCTGATACACAGCGTGTACAACAAGCTACAGCACTGTTACAGCTTGCAGGAACAACACCTGGTATGAATATGTATGAAGTACAGAAGATGTACCTCAAGGCAATGAAGGTACCTAATATTGAAGCTGTGCTACCTGACCCACAAGGACCTAAAGCAATCAAACCAGGACCTAGCGAGAAAGTACAAATCGAACAAATGCGTATGCAGACTAAGCAGATGGATATGCAGATTCAGACTAAGCTTGCAATGATGAAGATGATGAAAGATGTTGAACTCCAACAAGCTAAGATTCACAAGCTGGAAGCTGAAGCTATTCTTGCTGTGGAACAAGCTGGTGGTGTACAAACAGGACATGAGATTGCTATGATAGATGCACAAATTGGTGCTGCTAGAGCAAAACAAGATGGAATACAAAGTGCATTAAAAACAATGATGGACTTAGAAAAGCATATGACTGATTTAGGACACTTTGGAGAAAAGGAATCACAAGAACCACAGATGTAAACAAGGAGGAAGTAAATGATAGTAGTAACAGAGCAAGAGTTTTTAGAATGGAAAAAGTCAAGAGTAACAGAAGCATTTATGAAGGGCTTAAATAACGAAAGAGAATATCTTAAAGAGATGCTCTTAGCGGGTACAGAGAATGATGACAACATTAGAGGACGTGCCGCAGCAGTTACAGAGATTCTAAGAATTACTTATGAGGAATTGATGCACGCAGTAAAGGAGAGAAAAGATGATTAATCCATCAGGAATAACACCAATCTTTGACAGAGTTTTAATTCTACCGTTACAGGTCGTTGAAAAAACAGAATGGGGTTTTCAGTTAAACACTGAAGAAGCTTCCGAAAGAGAACAGTTAGCAAACACTACAGGTCAGATTGTAGCACTAGGCGAAGAAGTTCCAGCAGGTATTGTGGCAGTAGGCGATAAAGTTATTTTTGCTAAGTATGCAGGTTTAATGTATACCGGTAAAGATAAAAAAGGCTACCGTATGGTGAACTACGATGATTTGACAGGTAAGCTAGATGATGATATGGATTTAGTAGATCCACATTTAACTAAGGGATTAAAGTAATGAGTGATGAACAGGTAGTAGAGCAACAGCAAGAAGCTCCTGAGTACGAATCCGAAGCGAAAGCACAAGGTTGGGTACCAAAGGATGATTTTAGAGGTTCTGAGAATGATTGGGTTGATGCTGAGACGTTTGTACGTCGTGGTAGAGAGATTATGCCAATCTTACGTAAGAACAATGAGAAATTGCTTAAAGAATTAGCTGAAGCAAAAAAAGCTGCTAATGAGGCTCGTGAGGCTGCACTAGAGTTTAAACAGTTTCAAAAAGAACAGTATGAGCGTAAGAGTAAAGATCTTGAAACTCAACTAGACCAATTGAAAATGGCTAAACGTGATGCAATCAACACTGGTGACGGTGATCGAGTTTTAGCGATTGACGATGCAATGGATGCTATTAAAGAAGAGCATCTTGAAGCAAAGGCAGAAGTTAAAAAAGCAGAAGAAGCAGCTAAGGCTACGCCACAGATTACAGAAGACCCAATGCTTAACGCATGGATTGACCGTAACGACTGGTTTGGTAAAGATACAAAAATGACTGCAGTAGCTAACAGCCTTGGAGTTGAACTTCGTCGTGAGAATCCTTCCCTAATCGGTGAAGCTTTCTTAAAGAAATTAGATGAAGAACTAGCTGAAATGATTCCTGAAAAGTTTGGTAAGAAAAAGACACCAAATCCAATGGAAGGTACATCTAGTACAAACACAAGACCGGTAACTGGTGGTAAGAAGTCTTACAACAGTTTGCCACCTGAAGCAAAAGCAGCATGTGACCGATTTGTTAAGCAAGGTCTCATGACTAAAGAACAATATGTTGCAGACTATGACTGGGAATAAGGAGATAGGAATGACTGATACTAAACGTGAAAACAAAACTACTACAGAGTCTACTAAGGTAGAGCGTCCACGCCAACGTGGTGCATTTAACGGGACTCGTGGAAAGTTACAAGTAGGAAAATCTATACCAGGTTTTCACTTGCATATTTTTAATGATACGCCAGGAAGAATCCAAGCATCATTAGATACGGGGTATGAGTTTGTCCATCCCGACGAGGTAGGTGGTGTTACAGAGAATGTAACTTCTCGTAATACGGATTTAGGAGATAAGGTTCGGTTCTTAGTAGGCTCTCAAGACGGTGAACCACAGTACGCTTATTTAATGAAGATTAAAGAAGAGTGGTGGTTAGAAGATCAAAAGGAACTACAGATCAGGAACGATAAAACAGACGCAGCAATTCGTGGAGGTAAATTAACTGGTGATGGAATGTCATCAGAAGGCTTCTACAATGCTGGAATTAAATATTAATCCATAAGGAGTTTTATTAAATGGCAAACACAAATAGCCCACGTGGGTTGTCTCCAGTAGGAACACTTACTGGTGCACCCTTCAATGAACAGGGCCAATTGTACGCTATCGCTTCCGACGCTTCAAACACATACGCTATTGGCGATGTAGTAAAGCTCGCAACCGGTGCCGATACAAATGGCGTTCCGTATTGTATTAAAGCAGCTACTACCGATATTCCAGTTGGAGTTATCGTTGGTATTCGTGTTGCAGATCCTGGTGTTTCTTTACAGGGTATTAACTTAGATTTAACTAAGATCTACTTAAATCTTTCTGCTGGTACACGTTATGCACAAGTAGTTACTGATCCTAACATCATTTTCTCTATTGAATCTGATGCTACAGGCGTTGCTGCTGCTGATGTTAATAAAAATGCAGGTATGACAATTACAGCTAACCAGACTTCATTGTCTCAGTCTAGCCCATTGTCTTCTACTGTGTTAAACAGCTCTTCATTGCTTGCACAAGGATCTTCTGGTTCTTTAGCCTTGCCTTTGACAGTTATTGGTATTACTCAACGTCCTGACAATGCACCTGGTGCTTATGCAGACGTACAAGTAATTTTTAATAGACATCAATTCAAGCAAGCCCAAGGCACTGCTTAATTTAGGAGAATAAAACATGGCTGGTGTAATTACAACTGGTACTCATCCAAAAGCCCTATGGCCTGGCGTAAAAGCTTGGTGGGGTCAGGTTTATGACGAGCACCCAGAAGAGTATATTCATCTCTTCGACAAAGATACTTCTTCACAAAATTACGAAGAAGATGTTCAATTAACTGGTTTCGGTTTAGCACAAACTAAGCCTGAAGGACAAGGCGTTCAGTATGATTCAGAAGTTCAAGGCTTCGTTACACGCTATACACACATTGCTTACGCTTTGGGTTATATCGTTACTAAAGAAGAATTAGACGATAATCTGTATGAAAACGTCTCTAAGCGTCGTGCTGCTGCTTTAGCGATGTCTTTCCGTCAAACTAAAGAAAACGTAGCTGCCAACATCTATAACCGTGCTTTCAATAGCACTTATACTGGTGGCGATGCACAGCCTCTTTGCTCAACAGCTCACCCAAATACATCTGGTGGAACTTTTGCAAACAAGCCAACTGTTGACGTTGACCTTTCTGAAGCCTCTTTAGAAGATGCAACTATTGCTATTATGGGATTCCAAAATGATCGTGGTTTATTGATCAATGTAATGCCTAAGAGTTTAGTTGTTGCTCGTCAAGAGTGGTATAACTCTAACCGTATTCTGAAGTCTGTATACACACCTGGTTCTGCTAACAACGACATTAACGTGTTGAAAGCAACTAACGCATTCCCTGAAGGAATCGTTATGAACCATTACTTGACAGCTCCTCATGCTTGGTTCATCAGAACTAATATCATGAATGGCTTAAAGTATTATGAGCGTGTAGGCATCATGTTCGATCAAGACAATGATTTTGATACCATGAATGCTAAGGCTAAAGGCTACGAGCGTTATAGCTTCGGCTGGACAGACCCACGTGCTATTTATGGATCAAATGGCCCTTAATGTACTATTTATGGCTCAAAAGGTCCATAATAGTTAAAATAATGGTTGACAAAATCATAAATTAGTGGTATAATAGCGTTAAGGTTGAGGTTTCAAAAGAATCTCTTCCTTAACCTTTTTTTGGAGCAAATATGCAAAAAGTTACTAAAGCTAATCCTACGATTAAAACACCTACCAAAGGTATTGCTAAGAATCGTATGAAAGGTAAAGCACCTCCTGCTATGAAAATGGCAAAAGACATGAAAGATTTAAAAGCTTCTGAGACATCAGGGGCACAAGAGTCTGGCGTTAAAAAGAAACGCATGACTGCTGTTGCATCAGTAAAAAAACCTAAGTAATACTTTTAACCTTAACGCCTTCGGGCGTGAACTCATTCACGTTAAGGAACACATAAAATGAGCAATCCAACCAGATTATACGCAGGCTTATCTACAGCCTATACAAATGAAATATTTCACAGCTATCCATTCCCAGATCCATTTCATACTGGAAGCACACAAGCATTAGGTAGCACAAACTACATAAATGATTTTAACACTCTTGTCGGTACAGATTATGCTGTTGCTGGTACAAGTTCAACCTTTGCTTTAACCAATGGTGTAGGTGGTGTAGCAATCATTACTCCAGGCGGAGCAACCACAGCAACTACTGTGACTAAAAATGGCCAAGCTTTTCAATTCCAATCAGGAAATCGTTTTTGGTATACAGTTCGTTTTCAAGCTTCTGGTGTAGGTGCTGATTCTTTCTATGTTGGTTTACAGAATGGAACAAGTGCTAACGACGGTATTTGGTTTAGTAAAGCAGCTAGTTCATCTTCTATTAACTTAGTATCTGTTGTAGGTTCTACATCAACTACTTTAGTTACTGGTTTGACAAGCGTTACTGCTGCCACGTATGTAGAATTAGGTTTCTATTATAACGGTACTGATTTATTAGTATATGCCGGCAACCAATTACAAACACGCATAACTTCACCGACTATTGGATCTTCTGCAACTACATTGACTAATACTACATTGTCACCTGTGTTTGAGATTACTCCAGCAGCAACTGAAACAATGACAGTGGACTTTGTTGGGGTAGCTCAAGAAGTTACACGTTAATAGGAGGCTAATATGGCTAACGTAGTCAATACGCAAATCCTAGTTGACGGTGCTCGTAACGCTGTTGTTAAAATCACTGGTGTATTAGATACGGGTAACGTGTCTTCTATGGTAGTGGTTGATCCCGCAAGTTTTACACCAAAACCTACTGCATTTAGAATCGATCATTTAGATTATTCTATTTCAGATCCTCTTGAAGTAAGACTACAATGGGACGCATCAACTCCTATTGATATTCTTCCTATTGCAGGTCGTGGCCGTATGAGTTTCTGGAACTTCGGTGGTCTACAAGATAACGGTGGAGCAGGCGTTACAGGAAAAATTAATCTATTAACTTCTGGATATAATGCAACTACTTTAGGTACAACACCTTTGGTATTTTCAGTAGTTTTAGAGATGGTTAAACTTGGGGTTTAAATGCAAATAGCTAATAGTAATGCAAAAGAAATTCAACTTGTAGCCACTATCACTAGGGCTAACGGTACTGTTGAAGAACTTGGTACTATTGATTACTGGCATAAAAACCCTATCAAACGACTCATTTGGAGAATTAAAAAATGGCTACACTCTTAGTAAACACAGGAAGGGCTGTTATTACCTCACGCTTAAACGGCGGAGGTACAACACCTAACTACATTGGATGGGGTACTGGGGCAGGTACTACTAGTGCAACAGATACAACTTTATTTACTGAAGTAACACCACGTACAAGTGGTACAGTTACTCAGGTTACAACTTCTACTACTAATGACACTTTCCAAGTTGTAGGTACACAAACAGCCGCTACAGGTGAGACAATTACCAACGCTGGTTTATTTGATGCTTCTACATCTGGTAATTTATTTGTAAAAGGTGACTTCTCTGGTATTGCATTGACAACAGGCGATTCCATTCAGTTTACATTTAAAGTACAATTTAGTTAATAGGATTATATGGCTCTTGTAGTCTATGACCGCATACAACAGACCGGTACTGCTAACACAACTGTTAGCTTTACCTTGTCTGCTACTTCTACTGGTTATCAGTCTTTTGCTGCCGTAGGTAATGGAAACACTACTTACTATTCAGCTAATGATGGAACTAACTGGGAAACAGGACTTGGTACATATTCTACTACAGGGCCAACGCTAACAAGAACAACGGTACTTGCTTCTAGCAATAGCGGCAGTGCCGTCACGTTCTCTGGAGCAGTGACTGTATTCTGTGATTATCTAGCAAGTAGAGCAGTATATCAAGATACTACTTTAACTGCTATAGCCCCTCAGCTACAATCATCAAATGGTTTATTATTAAACAGTAAAACAGTATCAACTAGTTTTTCTATTCCTAGCACAAACAATGCAATATCCGCAGGACCTATGACTGTAGCTAGTGGTGTTTCAGTGACTGTCCCATCAGGGAGTCGTTGGGTAGTTCTTTAATGTTTGGTAAACAACCATTCTCTGCAGCTTCGTATGCAGGTAGTAGTAACAACTCAGTATCGCAAACTTTAACAGTTGCGGTTACTGTTGCAGTATCGTTAATTAAGCAGGCATTAAAGTCTTTGTCGGTATCCGTAACAGGATCTTTTACAATAGCAAAGGTAATGTCTTATTTAAGGACTTTATCTGTTTCGGTAACTGGTTCACCTAGTATTATTAAAGCAATAGCCTTAATTAAGAGTATTTCTAGCACTACTGTAATTACTTTAAGTAAAGCAGTAAATTATTTAAGAACAATAACTGCTTCTTCTGTTGCTACAGTATCTTTAATTAAATCTGTTGGTAAGTTAATAACTATAGCTTCAATAACAACAGTTAGTATTATAAAAGCACTTAATAAGTTTATTACTTTATCTTCTACTGCTACAGTATCTTTAGTTAAGTCTGTAAGACATACTTTGACAATATTAAGTACAGCTATAGTTAGTTTGGTTAAATTACCAATTAAGTTATTAAGTGTCAGCGTTATTGGATCAGTTAGTTATATAAGAGCTATTGCTAAAGCAATTAGCACTATTGTAGAGCATATGCTGGTAGTACTTACTGAGTCAGCTTTTCACTTAGTAGGTATGGCTATTAACGTAGTTGCTACAGTAAGCTATAAACGAGTCATAGCTGTTAGTTACAGTGTTTTGGTATCTAGCATAGTAAGTATCCTCAAAAGACAGCCATATACCCTTACAGTGGCAGTTACAGGATCAGTTAGTTATTTAAGAGCTATTGCTAAAACTATTAGTAATGTTGTAACAGCTACAGTGGCTATCGTGACACACTTTGCCTTCTTTAGGACTTTGAGTGTATCTGTGAAGGCAACAGTTAGTTTATTTAAAGCTTTTATACATATACTAACAGTAGTAGTTACTAACATAGCTACTTTAAATAGATTGCTAAATAAACTATTAACTGTAATAGTAAGCTCTATAATCAGTGTTATAGCTGAGTTTGTTAAGATATTTGGTGCAGTAGCTAAGTTTACCTTTATAGTACAGCCTAAGAAGCTATCTATTACTATTAGTAGAAATAGCACAATAGTCGTGCAAAGAGGTAAAAAAGGCTTGCAATTTGTTAAAAATCGTGTTATAATGTTATACAGGAAATTAAATGGCTGAGTCCTTTAGTTACAAAATTACTACTGAATCGGAGTTATTTACTTTTGATTTTACGCAAGTTCTGTCGCCGTCAGAAACTATCTCTACGGCTATTTGTACTGTTATTGTGATGAATGGGATTGATCCTTCTCCCAATAACATTATTATAGGAGCCTCTGTTATTAATAATAAAACAGCTTCTCAGCGTATTGCTAATGGTGTTAATGATGTTACTTATCGTTTAATAATGACGATTACTACATCACAAGGGAATACCTATGTAGGTATTGGTGATTTAAACATCTATACTGCTCCTAACGTCTAATGAGCTATTTTTCTCGCTACGATAAAGGTGAGTGGGCAACGATATGCGATGTATGTGGTCGTAAGTATCGTAATCAAGACTTACGTCAACGGTGGGATGGTTTAAAGACTTGCAGCGATGACTGGGAGCCAAGACAGCCTCAAGACTTTGTAAGAGGTGTTGCTGACTACCAAGCACCAGTCTGGACTAGACCAGAGCCTTCAGACCAATTTATACCAGTTACTATTATCTATGATGATTATGGTAATCCGTTGATGCCTCTTGTTACAGAGACACCAACAGTAACAATTAGTAAAACAACATATCCAAAGCCTGTAGTAAGTAAGTTAGTAGATGGCTTTGCTATTAATACCGTAACTTTAGGATAACACATGAGTGTTTTGTTTACCAATAATGCAGCATCAACATTAGCAGCGAGTATAACTAACTCTGCTACGTCTTTGACTGTGTCTTCCGGACAGGGATCACTGTTTCCTACTATTACTGGCACTAATTATTTTTTAGTGACTTTAATTGGAGTATCTGGCAGCCCTATTGAAATTGTTAAAGTAACTGCTAGGTCTACGGATACTTTCACAATTGTAAGAGCACAAGAGGGTACTACAGCTTCTGCCTTTACTGGTGGAGATAGTGTGCAATTACGTATCACTGCTGCTGTGATGCAAACTGCTGCCAATACTGGCCCACAAGCTAACGGTGTTATTTATGAAAACGGAGCAGAGGTAACTTCTAGCTATACTATGACTACAGGCAAAAATGGATTCTCAGTCGGTCCTATAACAATTGATGCAGGCGTAAACGTAACAGTACCTAGCGGACAACGCTGGGTTATTTTATAAAGGACAAATAATGGCAAGTTTAATTAATGCAAGTGGTGCAACGGGGACGGGTAGTTTAACTATCCAAGGACCAAGCACCAACTCCAATCAAGTATTAACCATTCCTGATGCTACTGGTACTGCGATGGTTAGCGGTAATATGCCAGCGTTTAGTGCTTACATGACTAATGGTAGTTCTTCTCAATCAGTAACAAACGCAACATTTACAAAAGTAAAAATTGATACATTAGATGCTACATTTCCAAATACAGGATATGACGCAACAACAAATTACAGATTTACTCCTACTGTAGCTGGATATTATCAAGTAAATGGAAGTATTACGGCAGGAGGAACATCTGTAACAGGCGCTATAGTTTTTATTTACAAAAATAATGCTCAATATCAAAAAGGTACACAATTATTTTCTGCAACAACAAATAATATAGACCCTATTGTTTCTTCACTTGTTTACTTAAATGGTTCAACTGATTATATAGAGCTTTATGGATATGTAGCTGGTTCTGGAACAGTAATAGGTTTTGGTTCTACTCAAACATATTTTAATGCTTGTATGGTAAGGAGCGCATAACATGACCCTATACGAACGCATAATGGCTTTATATCCTAGCCTTACACAACAGGATTTCTTGACTGTAATTACACTACAAAACGATTCTAATGGTGCTGGGGACTATATCAAGGCTTGGCAACATCCGACTTTAGTTCAGCCTACACAGGAACAGTTAGATGCCGTTAAATAAATACCGATTACACCAACTCTTTGATTACAAAGATGGCAACTTCTACTGGAAGTTGGATAAAGGTCGTGCAAAAAAAGGTCACAAAGCTAATAGAAATACAGATGGTCGCTATGTACAAATTAAGTTTGACCAAGAATTACATTGGTTTCATCGTGCTGTATTTGTTTATCATAATGGATATTTGCCACAAACTATTGACCATATAAACGGCAATAAACTAGATAATCGAATTGAAAATTTACGAGCAGCAAGTTATTCTGAAAACAATGCCAACATTGGATTGCGTAAAAATAACAAGTCAGGCATTAAAAATGTATCTTGGGTTGAAAGCCGAAAAGCATGGCGTGTATGTGTGGAAAACAAACAAATTGGCATTAAATTTCAAAAAGATTTTAAAGATTTAGAACTTGCGGAGTTGGTAGCTATGGAAGCTAGACACAAATATCATGGCGAATATGCCAACAACGGATTAGGAGCATAATATGGCATACGGAACAGTACAGGCTGATGTTATTCAGTCAAGCGTAGCAAATACTTCATTAGGTGCTGGTAACGCTTCTACTATGAAGAACCGCATTATTAATGGTGCGATGTATGTTGCACAAAGAGGTACTTCTGCCACCATTACCGCTGGTGCGGCTTTAAACTATGCAACTGTAGACAGATTCTACGGTTATTGTACTGGTGCTAACGTGACAATGGCACAAGTGGCTGGTTCAGGTAATAACCGTAATTTATTGCAATTTACTGGTGCGGCATCGGTTACAGCTATTGGTGTAGGTCAGCGTATTGAAGCAGTTAATTCTTATGATATGGCTGGGTCTACAGCTACTTTATCTGCTTATATTGCTAACAGTCTTTTAACATCGGTTACTTGGACTGCTTACTACGCAAATACTACCGATACTTTTGGTACTTTAGCTAGTCCTTCTCGCACTCAAATCGCTACAGGTACATTTACAGTAACTTCTACGCTAACCCAGTACAACGCACAGATTTCTATTCCATCTGCCGCAACTACTGGTATTGAAATTGTTTTTACTGTTGGCGCACAAACAAGCGGTACATGGCAATTAGGTTTAGTTCAATTAGAAGTAGGAAGTAGTGCTACTGGATATGAGTATCGTCAGTATGGTCAAGAGTTAGCTTTGTGTCAGAGGTATTACTATAAAACTACACAACCTAACATTAATAATAGTTTTGGTAGTGCATTTTCTTCTACAACAACTGTTGCTTATTCAACATTTACTTTTCCAGTAACATTAAGAACTTCACCAACTGCTTTAGAGCAAAATGGTACTGCGGCAAATTATGGAGTATTTATGGGTGGAACAGGTACAACTTGTTCATCAGTCCCTGCATTTGCCTATTCAAATACAGATAATGCGCTGATTACATTTACTGTTGCTGCAGGATTGACTGTTGGTACAGCTGGTTACGCAAGAGGATTAAATACTGGTGCTTATTTAGCTTGGAGTGCAGAACTATGATTTATAAATATTTAGAAACCAATGAATTTGGTACAAAAATCTACGCAAAAATTGACGATGATGGATTATGCCGAGTAACTTGCACAGAAGATAACCAAGCCTTCAAAACAGACTTAGCCAACGGAGCAACCCTCCAAGACGCTACTGGTACTGCTATGACGGCTAGTGATATAACAACATTCTTAGGAACATTAAAATGAGTCTAATACTAGATGGAACAAATGGTGCACAAGTCCCAGTAGTAACAACTACAGCTAAAAATGCTTTAACTGTAAGTGCTGGATATATTGTGTTTGATTCAACTTTAAGCAAACTATGTATTTATACAGGTTCGGCGTGGCAAACAATAACTTCAGCATGAGAAATAAACTAACAGCATTAGAACTAACACAAGCTGAAGTAACAGCATTGATAGGGTAATAACATGGGAATTAATGTTTTTACTGCTTTAAGTAAACAAATCAACCACAGTCTGCATAATAAAAAATAAAAGGAAAAGATTTAAATGGATGATGTTGAATCAAGATTAAACTCACACGAAGCAGTTTGTGCAGAACGCTACACAGGCATTAATGCAAGGCTTAAACGTCTTGAGCAAATCCTACTTTTATCTGCTGGCTTTATCATAACAACTTTATTAGCTTTAGTTTTAAAGTTACAATAAGGATTAACAATGTCAAGTATTTTTACTGTATCTCGTGATCAAATTATTAGTTTAGCACTACGCAAGCTAGGCGTACTTGAACTAGGTGACACTCCTGATTCAGCAACAATTGCTAACGCTTCTTTAGCACTTAATCTATTTATTAAACAATGTGCTACTGAGGGTCTCAAGATCTGGAAAATAGAAGAGCTTGTTATTCCAATGACAAATGCACAATACACTTATGTCTTAGGTGGATCAAACAGTGCATTAATGTATGACAGCTTTGACACATCTTACACTACCCCAATTACTGACAAGCCTTTAAAGGTTATTCAAGGGTGGTATCGTAACAACCAATCTACTCCTCCGGTAGACACACCATTACAGTTGCTGTCTAAACAAGAATATAACATCTTAGGATCCAAACAATCTCAAGGTGTGGCTAACAGCGTCTTCTATGATGTTAAACAGCTTAACGGTATCTTATATGTTTACCTTGAGCCTAATAGCTATGTAGCTACTAATTTAAATATTCACTTAGTTGCACAGATGCCTATGAATGATCTAATGAGTGGTCAAGATGTCCCAGACTTCCCTAATGAGTGGATGAACACATTAGTATGGAACTTAGCAGATCAACTTGCTATTGAATATTCTGTGCCACAAAACCACAGACAAGAGATTGCCGCACGTGCTAAAACTTATAGAGATCAGTTAACAGACTGGGACGTAGAACCTACATCGACATTCTTCCAAGTCGATATGCGGATGGCTAATGCTGTTATTGGAAACACTGTCTAATGGCTATTCAAAGAATACCTTTATCACAACCCATCGAGACTCGTGATGGAACTTTATCCACTGATTCAAAGTGCGTAAATGGTTACTTTGAAAGTAGAAATGAAAAAAGAGAGTTTATTAAAAGACCTGGATTGTCTTTAGTAACAACTTCTCCTGCTATACCGTCTGCACAGGGCCAAGGTATGTATTTGTTTAATAACTACTTGTATGCTGTAGTTAACAATGTACTATACAAAATTAATCCTACTACATATGCAATGACTACTGTAGGTACGTTGACCGGTACTGTTAATGGTGCTGTGGCTAATGCGTACTTTACACAGACATTAAACAACGGTTATCTGTTTTTACACAATCAAGTGAATGGTTATTTAGTTAATGGCAGTACTGGTGCTTTTAGCCAAATAACTAATGATAAGGTAGCTTCAACAACCATTATAGTTGCAGGTACGGGATATGCTAGTACGGATACAATTACATTCTCAGCACCTCCTAGTGGTGTAACAGCTACAGGTACACTACAGTTTACTAGTGGAATCATCACAGGTATTACAATTACTAATCCTGGTTCTGGTTATGTTACAGCTCCTTCAATTTCAATTACTACTTCTACCGGTACTGGTTTCTCAGCAACAAGTTCACTTAGTTTTTTTCCTACCGGTGGCTTAGTTCCTGGTGCTTGCTTTTTAGATAGTTACATTACTGTTGGTACACCAAGTGGCCGTATCTACACATCTAATGTTAATGATCCTACTATATGGAACCCTTTAGATTATATTAGTCTTGAAGGTGATCCAGATAACTTAACAGGTATCTCCAAACACTTAAACTACATCTTAGGCTTTGGTCAGTGGTCTACAGAGCTGTTCTATGACGCTGGTAACTCAGTAGCCTCACCTTTAGGTGCTGCACCGTCATACAAGGTTGAAATTGGATGTGCTAATGGTGATTCTATTGTGCAGTTTGAACAGTCTGTATTATGGATTGGAGTGTCTAAAGCTACAGGTGCTGGTATCTATTTAATGGATGGTACAGCACCAGTTAAAGTGTCCACTGTGTATATTGATCGTATTTTAGGCAATAGTAACTTGTCAGAAGTTAAAGCCTACACATTTAAGTTTAATGGTCATATGTTTTATGTATTGACATTGGCTGATTTAAATGTTACAATAGTGTTTGACGTAAATGAAAGAATGTGGTATCAGTGGACTATGTTTGCTATTGGTGACTCTAGTTCAGGTATTACCGGCATTTATGCAGAGCAATACTTTAGACCAAGCTTCTTTGCTGGTTACGGTTCACAATACTTTGTATTAGATGATGACAATGGTTCATTATACTTAATGTCCGATACGTACTACACAGATGCTGGTGCACCTATTTATTACAGAGCTGTTACTGACTTAATCGATAATGGTACTACTAAGCGTAAGTTCTATAACCGTGTTGAGATTGTGGGTGACAAAGTTCCAGCAATTATGAATATACGTCATTCAGATAATGACTATGTTTCATGGTCTCCTTATCGCACTGTAGACTTACATAAAGGTCGTTCTCAGATATATCAAACAGGTGCTGCTCGCCGTAGGGCGTGGGAGTTTTTATGCACTGATAATCAACCATTAAGAATAGACTGTGCTGAAGTAGATTTTAGTATTGGTGAACTAGATAACGAAGGCGGCTCACCTACACAATATAGAAAGTAATAATGGATCTTATAGAAAATAATACTTACGATAAAGTTAAGTTTAGAGAAGACATCATTCAAGTTCAAGAAGGCATGAAGAAGTTAATTGAAGATGGTGAACTAAAAGATGCGTTACAAGATTGTATATTAACTCATTACTTTTCTCCAATCGATCCTACGTATGGTTGTGGTACTTATGCAAGACAACTGTTTATGCCTAAAGGAACAATTGTTGTAGGTAAAATTCACAGGCACCAACATCTCAATTTTATTATGTCTGGCAAAGTATCTGTCTCTACAGAATTTGGTAAAAAGTATTTTGAAGCTCCTTGTATCTTTGTTTCGGAAGTAGGGCTTAAAAGAGCTGTATACACAGAAGAAGATACTATCTGGGTCACAGTACACATTACTAAACATTTAGGTGAGGAAAATTTAGATAAGATGGAGGAAGAGATTATTGCTCCAGATTATAAACAATTAGGACTAATATCTTCTACAGAAGAACTACTCAAATTACAAGGAAACAAATTATGACATTCGCAACAGTAGCAGCAGTGGCCACAACTGCAGTAGCGGCTAAAAGTTTATTTGGTGGAGGTAGTAGTAGCGGAAGTGGCGGTGCCACAGGTGCTCAACAACAATACGATCCATACGGTCCTTATAGAGCACAGGCTGCTTCACAGTTACAAAATGTAATGCAGAACCCTGCTTTAGCAATGGCACAGCCTGGGTACCAACAACAGCTTCAACAAGGTACGCAGGCAACTGAACGAGGGTTAGCCGCACAAGGTAAATTAGGGTCTGGTCAAGAACAAGCTGCTTTGCAGACGTTAGGTCAAAATACTTTTGGTTCTTTTTACAATAGTTTAACTTCACAGTTAGAACAATTGTCTGGTGCTACTCAGGCACCTGCACAGGCTAACTTAGCTGCACAACAAGGTGCATCTTCACAGTTTGGATTACAGTCTAATGCTTTAGGGCAAGTAACTTCCGGATTAGGTGGTTTAGCTAGTATTTATAATAGTTCACAAACAACTCCTATACAAGCTGATACTGGTGCGGCAGCATCTACTGCTTCTGATTATTATGGTAGTGCTTATAATCCTAATGCTGGATGGAGTATCTAAATATGGCTGAATATACAAACCCAGTAGAAGCGTTTGCAAAAGGTTATAAAGCAATGGGAGAAGTGCAAGAAGATATGGCTTCTAAAGACATTCTTAAACAAGCCTATGCTTCAGCAACTCCTGACCAAGCCAAAGACCCACAAGCACAACAAAACATTTATAACCAAGCTGCAATGATGGCTGGTCAACGTGGTCAAGCATCGTTAGCATATTCATTTCAAAAACAAGCTAAAGAATTAGAAGGTGCTGCTCAAACAAAACAATTAAATGATTTAAAAATTAAAGAAGATGAAATATCATATGCTGGACAATTATTATCTGGTGCAACTACTGAAGAGGATTTAAAATCTGTTATTGGACAAACAGTAAAGGACCCTGCGGCTAGAATGGTTGTTGAAAGTGTTATGCGTAATCCTAATTTAGATTTTGAAGCTAAGAAAAAATCTTTATCAGACATGACAATGACTGCTAAAGAAAAGATTGAGGCACAAAAAGCTGTATTTGAAGGATTATATAAAGCAAAACAAATTGAAAATATTGATGCAGACAATTTACGTTCTGATAGAGAAGAAATTAGAAAAAGAGAAGAATTTACTCAAAAAGAAAAAGATAAACAACAAGCACAAGCTCGATTAAGAATTCAAGATGCTTATAGAGCGGGTAGACTTCCTGATCCTAAAGATGTTGCTTTATCTAGAGGAGAAGAACCTTCCTCAAGTTCTTTCTTAGAACAAACAGGTTCTCGTGAAAGTGGTGGAAATTATTCTGTTGTTAATAAACAATCAGGTGCTTTAGGTAAATATCAAATCATGCCTAACACCTATGAGGGTTTAAAAAAACAAGATCCTAGTCTTCCTTCTAAAGAAGAGTTTTTAAAGAATCCAGAAGCACAAGATAAAGCAGCAAAACTTCTTGAACAAAATGTTGAAAGAAATTTAAAGGCTTCTGGTAAAGAGCTTACTACTGCTAATAAAAATGCTTATTGGTATTTTGGGCCTGCAGAAGGTAATAAAGTATTAGATGCTAAATTAGATACACCAATTAGTTCTGTAGTACGTCCTGTAGTTATAGAACAGAATCCTAATCTTAAAAACAAAGATGGAACTTCTAAAACTGTTGGACAAGTTCTTGATGAACTTAATAGAGGTGCTCCTACAAGTGCTGCTGCAGATAAACTTACTTCTGAAGCTAGACAAGCACGTGAAACTGACTTAGAAGAAGCTTATCAAAATGCTCCTTTAAATATTCAAAAGAAAGTTGGCAGTTTAGGTCCTTTAGGAGTTGATTATGGTATTGAACCATATAAGATGCCTTACTTAGGAGAAAAGTCTAAAACTGCCGTACAAGCTTCATATGAAGTTTTAGGTAAAACAGAAGAGATTGCACAATTTATTAAAGAACATTCTAAAGCTGCGGGTACTATGGCTTCTCTAATTAAAAAGTACGGTGCACTAACCAACCAGTCTTTAGACAATATTAAAAAGGATAAATCTTATACACAGGATATTGAATATCTTTCTAAAGAACTTTTAGATATTTCATTGAAAGATGCTGCTGCTGGTTCTGGTGGACGTTTAAATCAATATTTAGAAAAATCATTTAAAGGTATTTATAATCAAGCTTTATCTCCTGAAACTTTAACAGGAGTATTAAAGCTACGTCAAAAAGATGCTGCAAAAGTTATTAGTGAAAATATTACAGGTGCTAAAAAAGATCAATTAGATCCTGAAAAATATAAACTATTAAATTCTAAATCTTCTAAAGATTATTTAGGTGATTATGAAAAATCCCCAGAAGCTTTAACAAAGAAAACAGAACGTACAAGTCCTGGATTAGGTGGTCGATCTAGCGGTGCTGGTACTTTTAAATCTAGTAAAAGTGCAGCAGACGAAGCAGCCGCCGCAGGATTTTAATTATGGCATATAACAGTTTATCAGAAGCATTAAAAAGCACAGCTTTCGAGGGATTGTCTCCTGAGGCAAAGAAAGTTGTTTTTGATAAGTACTCAACCAAAGATGAAGCATATAATAAATTATCTGACGGTGCAAAACAAGAAGTACAAAAGAAATACTTAGGATCTGCAGCACAACAACCCGAACAACCTGCAACAGAAAAGTCTGGTAAAGCTGCTGCACAATCTACAGCAGTATCAGGATTTAAAGAAATGTTTGGCAGAGATGAAAGTAAAGCAGGGCAGTTAACTACTGAAGATTACTTTAATCGTGCTATGGGCGGAGCAGCGTCTGGTATTATTGCAGGAGGTGTTTTCGGTGCTCTTACAGGACCAGGTGCTCTTGCTACTGCTGCTGTTGGAGGTGCTACAGGTGCATTATCTGGTTTGTTAGAGGCAGGTGCTGAAGATTTAGGCTTTGGATCTGGTACACAGTTTGTAGCTGGATTAGCGGGACCAGGTGCTGTAGGGCGTAAACTTGAAGCAACACTAGTGGGTGCTATTGAAAGAAACGCTCCTAAAATTTATGGTAAGCTTGCACAAAAGACTACAGGTATTCCTGGTATTGGTGCTATTACAGAAGGGCTTGCTAAACGTGCTGAAGGTAAAGCACCTATTGACACAGGATCAATTGAAAACTTGTTTAACGTCAAAGGTAAAGTAGTAGATCCTAACGTGTCTCCTGAAGAAGCAAACAAAGTTAAACAAATGATTGGTCAGAAGTTTGAACAAGCTACAGGAACAAAGATACCACAAGGTGTAGACCCTATTAGTCATATCTACGAAACAACTGGAGGCAAGATTAACGAAGCCACCGCTATTGAACCTTTTACTAACTCTACTTTCTTTAATCGTGCTGCAACTGTAAACGGTAAAGTTAATCCTGCTCAAGTCAATAAGTATGGTAAAATATTTATGGACGAAAAAGGTAACCAATTAACAGGTCAAGATGTAATTAACAATCTTAAAGACTTTAAATCTGGTGCTGGTAAATTTGAAGTAACCGGCAACCAAGCTAAAGAAGCTAGATGGGCTGAGGGTTCCGCACTTGAAAAAGAATACAATGGTTGGTTAATTAAAAACACTGGACAACCTTGGCAGGCAAATTCTCGTAAAGGTTTTGCAGAAGTTGCGGCAGCTAAAGCCAAAGATGAATTACCTAAGATGTTTGAAAGCATAGGTACTGCACAGAGCACTAGAGAGCTTAGACAAGCGTCTAATGATTTGAATAGTCAAATATGGAATCTAAGCAAAGAACCTGCTACACAAAAAGAGTTTATATCTCAACTTGCAGGTAATTTAGAAAAGATGCCAGCTAAACAAGCACAAACAATTTGGTCTGAGATTAAAGACAATGTAGGTAAGTATATGGTTAAGGACACAGCTAAATTTGAAGAATTAAATAGCATATTTGCTAAAGGACCTACTAAACAGTCTTTAAGTAGGGCACGTAGAATTTTAATGAGTGTATCTATACCCGCAGCAATTGACGTAGAGCGAAATCAATGAAAATATTAATTATAGATCCGTCAGGATGTGGTTGTGGTTTGTCTTTTGCACTTCGTAGTCAACACTATGACCATGAAGTTAAAATGTTTATTCGTCACAATAAAGACGGTTCAAGAAGTGAAGTTGGTGATGGTGGCTTAGTAAAGCGTGTCAGTAACTGGGAAGACCATATGGATTGGGCTGATCTTATATTCTGTACAGATAACATCTACTATATTCATGGACTAGAACGGTACAGAGATAAGGGCTATCCTATCTTAGGCCCTTCTATCGATACTAATCGGTGGGAACAGCAACGTGATCATGGTGAGATGATTATGAAGAAAGCTGGCATTGAGACTATTCCAAGCCAGGCCTTTGATAACTATGATGAAGCTATTAAGTACGTTAAAGATACTGGCCGTATGTATGTTAGTAAGCCTATTGGTGACGGTGACAAGACATTATCCTATGTACCAAGCTCACCTGCTGATCTAGTCTATATGTTAAACAAGTGGAAGAAAACAAATGCTCATAAGGGCGAAGAGTTTATTCTGCAAGAGTTTAGACCTGGTATTGAGTTCGGTGTTGGTGGTTGGTTTGGTCCTGGTGGGTTTAATAGATACTTCTCAGAGTCTTGGGAACACAAAAAGCTCATGGACGGTGAGTTAGGTGTCACTACCGGTGAGCAAGGCACTATTGTCCGCTATACAGATAACTCTAAGCTTGCTGATGAGATGTTAAGACCGTTAGAAGATATGCTGCACGGTTTAGGCTATACAGGCTACATCGATGTAAACTGTATTGTGGATAAGAAGGGTCAAGCATGGCCGTTAGAGTTTACTATGCGTCCAGGATGGCCTTTATTTAACATTCAATTGTCTTTACACAAAGGTGATCCTGCACAGTGGATGCTTGACTTGTTAGACGGCAAAGATACACTCAAAGTATCAGACAAAATAGCATGTGGTGTTGTAATTAGTTTACCTGATTACCCTTACTGTACTAAACCTAAGAAAGAATGTTCTGGCTATCCTATGTGGGGTCTAACATTAGAAGATGCTGTTAAAGATGTACACCTTTGTGAAGTACAGTGGGGCAAAGGCCCTGCAATGGAAGACGGTGAGATCAAAGAGAATGTACCCATGTTTGTTACTGCTGGTGACTATGTATGTACCGTTGTAGGGATTGGGGATGATATTGAACTTGCTCGTGAGTCTGTTTACGGTAAGATTAAGAAAAAGATTTGTATTCCTAATAGCATTGCTTATCGTACTGACATTGGTGAGAAGGTACAAAAGAAACTTGATGAACTACAAAGCTATGGTTACGGATTAGGAGTTGAGAGTGGCTGTTAATAACTTACCTCCAATACCTCAAGATGAGATTAAAGAGAATCCTCGGTGGAGAGAATGGTTTCGTAACTTAGGTAGTTACATCCAAGCTGCACAAGTAGGTAACACTGTGTGGACTATTTTACAAGGTGGTACTGGTGCTAATAATGCACAAGGGGCTAGGCAGAACTTAGGGCTTGGTAGTATGGCTGTAGAGAATTCTAGTGCTGTTTCTATCACTGGTGGAACCATATCTGGAGTTAATTTAACAAGTAGTGCTGTTTCTATCACTGGTGGAACCATATCTGGAGTTAATTTAACAGGTAGTTCTATTCCATATACCAACGTAACTGGGTTAGGCACTATTGTTACAGAAAACAAAGGTACTACTGGTTCATTTTTATCTGGTGATACACCACCAAAAACAATTACTGTAGTTAACGGGATTATAACTTCTATTGTATGACATTTACAAATCACTTACCTGTAGTTGACACAGAACAAAAAGTCACATTAAAGCTGTTAGAACAAATTCAGAATAGAGTATGTGAAGGTTATAGATTAAAGGCAGACTTTAACATCTTATTAGAGTTTGCTAAACAACAATTGGAGACAACAAATGCTTAAAACTGGATCAAGCAAAAAAACAATTTCTAAAAATATTAAGACTGAGATGAAGGCTGGCAAAGGACAGAAGCAGGCTGTAGCGATTGCATTGAGCAAAGCTGGAAAGTCTAAGAAAACTAAACAAAAATAATGCCAAGTGTTAATCCGATTGCCGAAGGAGCAAAATCGTTAAGCGACGGTCTTAATCAAGCTCGTGAAGCAGGGAAGAGTCTTACCAAAAGTATTGAAAATATTCAACATGATGGTTTAGATGTAGCACAACAGGAACTCGAAGCACAGCAACGCCATAAGGCTTATGAAGAGGCTTTAGATAACTCAATGATCTATCGAGCTATCAGAGAATATAAAAACCAAAGTGCAATTATTGAAGCAGAAAATAAAGCTGAAAAAGAATTCAAAGAAAAATATGGCGTTACAGAATGGAATAAAGTTTTAGAATTAAAAACTGTTGTTGAAAAAGAACATCATGAAAATAGACTGTATTACGGACATAA